CGCCGTTCATGGCAAACGTCACCAGAACCGCAGCGATCGCCGCGACGATGATCCAGAATAGGCGACCGATTCCTGACTTGATGCCTTTCACGTCGTCAGCAAGAGCCGTCATCCGCTCGTCGTTCCGAGCATCGGCAACCTCTTTCGTGCTGCGCCACGCCTCGACGGCCATAAGCCGCCCGCCGTACTCGCTTAATCGATGTTCTGCCTGAACCATTCGGCTGCGCAAGTCCATGTTGTCGTTGTCCGTTGGCGTCAATTCCCCATGCCCCTATGCTCTGCAGTGATGCCTGTTAAACACTCTGGAAAGATTGACGGGCTATTTTGCTGCCAGCCGCTCTAGATCCGTTGAATCTTGGGTTGGTCAGGTCGGCGCAGTGCTGGAACACGAGCGCCGGCCGCTTTCAGTTCGTGCAAATTTTGCACACACTGCTATTTGCTTCGCCACTTGGCGAGGATCTGCTCACCGGCCTTGCCGATGAAGAGAGAGCCGACTATCCCGGCCATCCACTGATCCAACGGAGGTGGAAGGGCCGCGATTGTCCACGTTTGTGGATAGATGCAGCCCCTGCACCAGAGGATCGAGTAGATACATACCGCGCTGAACCACAGCCCAGCGGGGACGAGGAAGAACAGAGGAAAGAACCAACCGCGCCCAGTCAGAACTTGCGCCTGGGCGTTGACGTAGGTCTGGACGGCTTCCGTCTTTATCCGCTCGCGCTCGGTGGCCGCGTCAACCTTGCGGTCCACGGTGTCTAGAATGCGGCTCAACGGTCCCTTGAATAGACCGAGGATGAGCGACCAGATCATTTACCGGCTCCAGCCCATTTTTCTGGCTACGGTGTAGGCAAGCTCTGTCAGGACGCCGATGCCGAGGCCGACGAGCATCAACACGTCTGGATCTGATGCCAACGTGTCGCCCGTCCCAGCGTCGAGGAAGCCCTTGGCGATGAGGGCGCCTGCGATATAGCGGAGGGCAATTCTTGCTACGACTGCGGTCATGCTTCTTTCCTCGTGAAAACGGCAGCGATTGCCTTGATGATTGCAGCTAACCAGTTTCCGTCAGAGACCTGTTGCGGCTCTATGGCGACTGGCTTGGGAGTTGGGGCGGGAACCGGAGCGGGAGTTACAACAGGAACCCCGCCAGCCTCTTTGATGGCCGAAAGGAAGGCCGTGTAGTAGCCGCCGATCAGTTCCCACTTGTCGGTCACGTTGACCGTGCGGCGGGCGTTCTTGAGGTCGTCAGGGCCGTTTGTGGGGAGATAGGCGGCAATCCCCTTCCCGGCGCCGTTCCAGCGACCGTCCAGCAAGCCCTTGATCATCACCCGCGCGGAGATGACCGGATCTAGCATCTTGTCGGGATAGGCGACGAGATCATAGGCAGCGTCGGCTGACGAGGTGTCGTAGTTCTTCAGCCAGGTGAGCTGCACCTGTCCGCGTCCATAGTAGACATGGCCGTATTTGCCCGCAGGCTTGCCGTACTCGCGCTTGGCGACGATCCGGCGAGCGCTGGCGTCATCCTTCGCGAAACCCTCTCGGACGGGGACCATGCGAGCGCCGGTCTCGTGGTAGGCTGTGGCGAGGGCATAGGCGAGCGTCTTGTCTCTGCCGTCTCCATGCGTGGCGAAGGCATCGAGAATGCCGTTGATGCCGTCCACCTGCCTTTGAGTTAGGGACGTGCCGAAAACACCGGATGCGCGACGGCGCAACGCGGCGAAGAAGATCGCGCGATCCATGGAAGCTCCAGATTGTTGGGAATCAAAAAGGCCCGCAGAAGCGAGCCAAATGAGGTTTAGTTGATGCTAGATCGATCAGAAGCCGAATGGCTTCAAAAGGTCGGATCGAAGGCGAGCAGCGGCCCTGTTGAAGGCATCTTTGCTGCTTGGTGGGAATGCCCAAATATCGAAGTAGTGGATGCGCACCGGATGGACAGATCGCTGAAGGTGGACGTACCCTGCCAAGTCCTTCAATATTCTCTCTGGGTTCTCTCCTTCAACGAACATCGGAAGGCCGAAGTTGTCAAAGACAATAATCGAATACTTGCCAGCCTGAAGTTTCGAGAACAGTTCTGGCCACGGGTTCGGCAGACCCGGTGGAATTGCAAGCGTGTCGCACTCGAAGAACAGCGGCACCTTGGCCTTTGCCAGGAAATCGTTGATGATATAGCCGTCAAAACCGTCCGTATCAGATTTAACCAACGCTATGTTGGATTTTACTGATCTGATCAGCTCATCAACCGTAACGAATTTCTCATCGTCCAGCTTGTCGGACGTGGAAACCTTTAAAGCGCCGGAACCTTCTTTGCCGCCATAAGTCAGCGACATTTTGGAAAGCGCCTCTGTCCTAACGAATTTGTCGATCAGCGAAACTTGCCGCCCGAAGTGGCGTTGGTTGCTCTTGAAATATTCGGTATAGACCGGGCTTCCTTCGACCGAAACGATAGGGTTTGAGACATAGGTGGCGATAAACGCTGCCGTGTCCCCTATGTTGCCGCCGATATCGAAAATTGTACCGGTCGGGTTCGCTCGCTGTATTTCCTCCAACATCAGGCCGAAAGCGCGATCGTAGAGAGCCGCGCCATGGTGAATTTCTATGATTTTGTGGTCATCTGGAATGTCTAGGATGAATTTCCCGAACGGATATCGCTTCACGGCATGTCCCCAATTGAGAGCGGGACGCTAGAGCGACGAAGCAGTCCCGTCAACCAATCACAGCTTAGATGCTGCTGTGAAAAAGTCGTCAATTTGCTGATCGGTGAAGCTCATGGCCGCAAATCCTGACGCCATCATTGGTTCAGTTCGCACGAACGAGCCGCTGTATTCATACGCGATCTGGACCGCCACCGATTGGCTGGCGATCCAGGCGTCAACCTGATCCAAAAGGCCAGCAGCAAGAAGCTGAAGCTTAAACTGTCTTGCCGACACGCTCTCGACAGGAGGCGGCGGAGGATTGAGGAATGCAAGAATCGCCGGATCATCGTCAGACAACTCCTCTTCGGCCAATCCCGCGCAGAAATCGCTATATGCGCCGTTGATTTTCCCGGTTTCGTCCCGTTGAACAAACATCTACCATCTCCCTCTTGGATCTATCCATCCGGCTGTGGATAGCGTGTTTGCCGTCAACGTTCCTGAACCGATGTTCACCTGGTACCAAAGCTGGCGGCTGGTGTTTGTATAGAAAATCTGAGGGACAATGATCATCGAACTAGATGCAGACCCCTCTACCTGAACAAAGGTCGTGACGTTTATGGCGTCTCCCGAGCCAAATGCGATACTTCCCACCCCACCAGAGGCTACGCTCAAGTTTGATTGGAGGATTGGGATAACCGAAATCCCATTTGGGACAGACACGGACAACAATGCTGACGGAAATGCCGCAGTGCTACTCCGATTTGCGATAACTCCACCATAGACAAAAATATCGCCAAATTGCTTGAACCCAAGAATAGCGCTGGAGGCTCGAATAACAGATCCGATACGGCGCTTGCGGTCGTAGTTAGCGGGCATCGTCGGAGACGTGGCAGACAGAGAATACAGCGCATCCACAACACCCGTATCCGACCGCTGGATCAGCCAGACGTGATAGGTGTTGTCGGCAACCGTGCCGGTGTCTAGACCGCCCTGGTTCGTACCGACTGCCCATGTGGCGTCGAGGCGCTTGGTGAGGGCGGACGACAGGACCATCGTGCGCGGATCTGTCGTGCTGTCCGTCGTCGCCATACCAACGGCAATGTCGATATCGTTGGTCGCATCGCCTGCGTTGTTGGAGAGCGTCAGGCCGTAGAGCGCGCCCTGGATCGACAGGCGCCGAGGCGAAACGTCCGTGGCAATCTGCGCCATGATGGTGCGGAAGGCGTCATCGAAGTTATTAACGGCGTTCGTCCCGAGGATGCCTATCCCGGCGATATCGGTGTTGCTACCAGCCGACGTGGAGTAATCATAAATACTATTTTTCGCCATCAGTAGAGGCCCTTTCCGCCCGAGGCCATCGCCCTAGAGAATTGAGAACTGGAGTTGGCGACAGAGCGCCCATAGTCTGTTAGTTGTCCATCCCCGCGAGATTGCGATTTTGGCGCGTCGGGGAAGTAAGACGGGCTATTGGTCCCCAAGATCCCGCCTGGACGCGTCACGACATTGCCGAGGAGACCGCCGCCGAGAGCGCCGACAGGGCCGAGGGTTAGACCGCCGAGGACAGCGCCTAGAATGCTGCCCGCTGCCTCCTTGGCCTTGCTGCCGAACTGTGAGGGAGCCTTGTTGAAAGGCTGCTGGTCGAGGTAGGCGCGCTGTGCGGCAACCGCTCGCTGTTCCTGAGGAGAGAGAAGCCCACCGGATAGCCCCGGCTGCGCATCGAAGGCTGGAGGTTGTACGGCTGCCGTCTTGATCGATGCCGGTTCTGCGTATGCAGCGCTCGTAACCGTGGGGTCGACATAATCGGGCTGTTGCATTGCCGCATAGGCGGGATTGTCGAGCGACGGGAGGATGCCGGCGTCAAGCTGCTGGTCGAGGAGACCGCGGCGAAGGGCGTTCTTGCCTGCTGCGCCGGGGGCTGATGCAAAGCGGGACTCGTCGAAGGGTGTCGTCGCGAACCGGTTGTAGCTCAGTTCGGGAACAGTCTGCATGGTGGGCTGCTGGACACGCATGTCTACGTCCTTCAATGGGGCGCGTTGGACGGAAGTGAGGGGAGAGCTATAGGAGGCGTATTCCGCAGGGCTGATGGGCTCTGGAGTGTTCAGGATGCCTTGGAGGTCAGGTGCGGGCGTCGGGGTCGGGATATCGCCTTGAGGTACGTCGAACCCGACTTCCATTGCCGATGGGCCGTACCGCTCATCGATGGAGCGGATCTTGGAGCCATACCGGCGATCGGTCGCATATCCGCCTGGCCGACCGTAGTTCAGGCCCTCGACGGCTTCGGAGAGCGTCGGCGCCGACAGAGCAGAACCCCACTTGCGCCCGAGTGTTGAAGCCCAATCCTTGAACGACGCTACGGGGCTTTCGTAGGACCGGAAAGCCGCCCGTTCACGCACCGGTCCATTGCCGTAGTCTTCCCACGTGTTGGCCGTGACAGACGGGCCATTCCACGAGCTGCCGGCTTTGATGCCGAAATAGTTGTTGCCTACCGAGTTCTGACCATAGTTCGTTTCCAGCGCGGCCTGTGACGCGGCAAGGCGAGCCTGTGCGTCAGGGAGGCCAGCAGCGCGGGCGTCGTTATAGGCGCGCGTAACGAAATCACGCTGGCGAGATGCCATGTGAACCTCACTTGGATCTTGAGAAATTATTGGTGGCTTGGAGGCGGAGAAAGATTCACTTTCTCCATGATCTATGCGATTATTCGGCGTTACTTAAGGACACGCGAGGCTACGCGATGATACTTGAGCAGAACGATGTAAGGCCCGTCGCTCTACGAGTAAGAGATGCTGCAGAGTATATCGGCATCTCGGCATCAACATTGAACAAGCTTCGGCTGATCGGAGGGGGCCCACCTTACGTTAAGATCGGTAGGGCAGTCGTTTATCTGGTTGCAGATCTGAATGCTTGGCTAGAGTCGAAGCGCCGGAGAGCGACAATTGACGACGTTTGACGAAACTTTGGAGACCGGCATGGACGACAGTATGATCCCCCTCGATGCCCTTCGCTGGAAACTTAGAGAGCGCAATTTGCAAGGGAAAATCAAAAAACTTGAGGCATCAGTCAGGCATCTGACGAGACAGAATGAGGAATGCAAGATGGTGCAGCCTCCAAACACGAATCATGTCCCCGATAGCATCCGTGGCCATCTTGGCCACTTCCTGCAAGCTGACCCGTTTGACAAACTGCAAGCGGTTGTGGACGCTACACTTGAGGCCCTCAGGAGAGGTGATATCGACGCCGACGCCGCTGGAGTGATCATAGAGTTTGGAATACGGAACGCCAAATCAGACATGCATCTAATTGGCTTGCAAACAGACGGACGGATTTACGCGAACGCCTCCCGCAATAACGTTCCTGATAGCGTTGTGGAGGAGGCCGTGCGTCATGCGGCGGAAGCACTTGAAGCAGAAGGCAAGTTTCTAGAAGGCTTATCACCTGACGTGTTTGAAGCTGTAAGCGACCAGCTTGCCTCTCCAGGTGTAGCCAGAGACAGATTGGTAAAGCTTTTCAGGTCAAAGTTAGGCGACGAGATTGACCCCTAGAATGATAACCGCGATAGCCGCTTTGCTATCAATAGCAACACTTGCAATCTGCGGCTTGACAGGAAGTAGCCTAGCAGCGGCGGCAGCCTTCTTCTTCTTTATTTTCATTTTCCCAATGTGGTAGGGAACCTAATATGTGCATCAACTTGATGCAGCGCCTCGGCAGTCTCAGGAGAGATTTTGGTGTCAAAGTTCGCAACCAACTGCTGCCCAGGCTTGGGCTGATTTCGCTGCGCAGAATCATTGATTTGCTTCAGTTCCATGACATCACTCCTAATTCCCCAAATCCCCCAAAAGCCCCGGGGGAATTGGGGGATATGAACTGCCGGCCCCCATACGGTGAACCTATTATCCAGACTAACGCCATTGGCGGCTGGGGCAGCCACTAACCCATACCAAAGGACACTCTTTGAAACAACCTCACCCACTTCTTGCAGCCGCAGGACTTATCGGCGGAACTCTGGCCGTTGGCTATCAGCGCCAGAACCCAGGGATGACGTTCGATTGGCGCGATTACGCCATGTTTGTTGTCTTCGGCCTCCTTCTCTACTGGCTTCTGAAGCCTTCGAAGAGCAGCAGCGAATAGTCTACTGTTGCGACTGGACGAGCGCCCCGCTTCCGACGATTGCTGAAGTGCGTCCCAATAGAGCGCGGACAGCCTGTGACTTCTGCTCGGAGCTTAGGCGGGCCTGCTCGATGCGCTGAAGCTCAGATGTGATCTGAGCCCGTACCTCTGGCGAGGTCGTCATGAGGCGCTTGGCAATGTTGTCCGCCACCTGTGGCGTTAGGCCGCCTAGCATCCGAAGGCGGGAACCGACAAACTGCATCGTCGCAGCAATAGGCCCTTGCGTTAGGGCTGTTTTTGCCGTGTTGAACCCCTCCTGCAGGCCTCCTGACTCCATCATGTCCGCCATTTGTCGGGCTGTAGTCGAATTGTTTTTAACTGCTTCATAAGTTCCGCGTTTCCGCGCCTCAGCCCATACCGCTTTCCGAAACTCGGAGAACTTCTGCGGAGTCTCAAAAAGTGTTTGTAGATTCCTAATTTGCTGGGGTTTTGAAAATATCCTCAAGACAGCATTGTTGGTTACGCCAGCGGCGTCTATTTGCGCTCTTAGCGTCTCGGCTGCCCCAACTCGTGCTGATGCCTTTTGAGCTTCTGTCATTCCGGCTACAGTACGCTTGAGGGCGTCTGGAGAGAGTTTGAACACATCCCTTCCAGTTTCCAGCGCGTCGTCCAGTGACCGTTGTCCGCCCCAGACCTTCCGAGCCTGAGCATAGACAGGGTTCTGTGCGTCTAGCTGCTCAAGGAGGCGGTTCTTCAGGTTGTTGATGATGCGGCCATCGTTGCTCACTTTCTTGGTGATGCTGTCGGTCTCGGCATCCACCATGTCGTCGAGCGCGGTCTTGATATACTGCCATGCTCGCTGATCCGGGACGCGCTTGAACGTAGCCGTGCCATCGTCGGCAATGTTTACGAACATCTGCTTGAACGGCACCTGCTCATTGGCAGCGAGTTCTTCTGCCTTTGCCAACGCACGGCGACCAGCCGGGGTGTTGATGATGCCCTCAAGCTCTTTGGTGAAGTGGATGGGCGTCTTCTCGGCCTCTCGGAACAGCGGCGAGGCGAGGCGCTTCGCAGTGTCCGCAATCTCGTCTTTTGCGGCCAGATAACCGTCAGGGTCTGCAAACGTTTGAGCGATGGCGCTCTTGAGCCGGCCTCCTTGCCCAAACTGGCGCATGGTAAGTCTGGCGTTCACGGTATCCCTAGCTGGCCCCGGGATATTTGTAGTAGTGCGAAGGAGACCACGCGTTGAATCCCCTCCTGCATCCGCCAATGAGATATTCTGATCCGCTGCACGTTTTGCCGCGCGCTCTACCGACAGGCCGCCACTGTTAAGGCGTTCTGCGATCTTGCCCGCAGCATAGCCAGACGGATTGACGCGAGCGCGCACAGCATCAGCCACCGGATTCAGGACAGCACCGCCGACCGTCTTGCCAATGCCAAGCGCAGCCGGGACCGCAGCACCGAATGCCAATCCAGTCGCCGCGCCTTGCCCGATATCCGTATCGTGTCCTGCCGCCTGCGCAGCACCAACCGCCGCACCCTGCGCACCACCCTTAACGACGCCACCAGCGAACCGGCCGAGCTTCGACAGCGTGCCAGGATTGGCTACAACGCCAGCTTTCGCAGGGAGAAGGCGCGGGAGCATCAGAGCAGCCGTCACATCGGCGCCATAAGCAGCCGAACCGGCCCGATCGCGGGCGTTCTGCGTCCCTTGGCGGTTCGCGGCTAGCTCTTCCTCATAGGTCTTGTCGGTGAAGGGCGCGCGGATAGCTGCAGCCGCCTTGTCACCAAAGCCGAACGTCAGGTCGTCCCCGATGATGTTCCCGATGTCCTGCGCAGCGATAATCGGCTTCTGCCACGTCGGACGCTGGTCGTAGAGCGCCTTGGCGGGGTTCTGCGTCATAGCCGACAGTTCGGAGCGCAAAGACTTCTGGCTGTCGTCATCCTCTGTAGGCTGCTCGACCTGTACGGCAGCATCCTGCTTTGGACTGGCGTCGAGGTGAGAGGCGATCTCGTCAACGGTCTTTTCCTGATCCTCCGGAGAGAGTTGCAGGAAAGAGTCGTCAACAGTCACCTTTCGGCCGTTGATATTGAGTGTCGGCATTATTCGACGCTCCAGGTAGTGCCTGTGGAGGTTTTACGAGGGCCTGGGCCGGACGGAGCGCTCATGCCGCCTTGTGGCTTGTAGAAGTCACCGCCGCGAAGCTGATCGGCGCGCTGCTGGTTGAGCGCTAGGCGGTTGTTTGCAAGCTCCTTGGCCCGCTGCAGGATCTTCTTGCGGATTTCCGGGGGCTTGGACGATGAAGCCTGTAGTTCGAGCAGGATAGCGCGTTCGCCTTCAGTCGGGTTGCCGCCGAATATGGTCTTCAACTGGCTAAGAGCGCCTTGCTGGACAAGATTGTCGTATTCCGTGGTGGCTGCGGAGCTTTCCGGCGAGGAAAGAGCGTCGGGGACCGCCCAGTCAGGCAGATTGTTGCCGAGAGTGGCGCGCGTACCGGTGAACCAGCCAGAATTGGCCTTGTCGTTGATCGACATTGCCTGATCGAGGAGCCCGATCGCCGACTTGTTGGTCGAAATCGCGTCGTCAGCCTCAAGAATTGCCTTCTTATCGGTCGTCGTGAGCGGCTGAGCGTCTTCGCGCGGCATTTTGCCGGTGAGAACGAACGCTTGATAGCGCGGGTCATCTTTAGCAAGCCCGAGGCTATTGGCTGCGTTGGCGCGATTGGAGTAGTCGTCCATGCCCCCCGCCTTTTCGACCTTGCCCATGGCGCTGAATGACCCGCTCTCAGGGTCGAACGTGCCGTAGGTGCCATCAGAAAGGGTCTGGAACGAGAAGTTACGTGCTGGCTTCTGAGCGGCAAGCTTATCCTGGTGGTAGAGCTTATAAGCATCAGCAGGCCCAAGGGCGCCAGCCTCAACAGCCTGCGCGAGATCGGGGTTGTTCTGCTTCAGGAACTGCAGGGTGCGGTTATACGTGCGACCGTCCTGCCTCGCGTTGTAGAGATTGGAAGCAGCCTGCCCGACCTGATCCTGAGCGGTCTTGCCGCTGAGAAGGCCGAGACCAACGCTAAGGAGGGTGTTGGAGTTGTTGAACGGCTGGTCGTTGTTCGCGAACCACGAGGGCAGCGTCTGATTGCCGAGAGTTGGGAAAATCGCCATTGTCTACCCTCAGAAGAACGAGCCGAGCAAACCGGCTCCGGTCAATCCATACCCAGCCGCCTGTAACCAAGGGTTGGCCCCTGGCTGGCTCTGTGTGCTAGTTCCGCCAAGCTGACCGGCGCCCGACGCGATGGCGTTGAGGCGGGCCAAGTTCTCCCAGGGCCGATTCTGCTGTGCGTCGAAGATGCGCAGTTTGTCATTCAGCTGGCGGGTTGCCATGTCTTCGCTCGTCGCTCCAACCTTCATAAGATCAGTCAGCGGGGCGTTCATGTTTTGGTAAGACGAGGCGAGATTGCCTATCCCCGTCTGGCCCATGTTGAACAGGTTGGAATTGGCCGCATCCTTGCGGGCGTTGAAGTTGTTCAGGTCCGAATAGAGAAGATTGTTCGTGTTCTTGCTGACCGCATCAGCGATTGCCCCACTGCCGAGGCCCGACCCGTAGCGACCGGCCCCCGAGTTGGCCAAGCCGACGTTGGTTGTCGCGTCAGCGTTCGTCTGGTTGATGATCTTCTGAAGCTCTGGAGAGACCGACCAGTTGGCATTGGCGACGTTCTGCGTGTTCTTCAGCGCGGCCGATTGAGCAGGGTTATAGCCACCGGCATCGATAATATTCTGGAACTGGGCCCCTGCCCCCCTGCCGGCTGTGTTCGCGTATGCGTTGGCAGACAACTGGTTGAGGGCGTTCCCGGTGTGAACGTCATAGGGGACGACAGTGGAACCGGTATAAACACCGCCACCGACACCGCTATTATAGAGGTCTTGCGCACCCTTCAGGGCCGTGTTGAGCGCCGGCTGGGCGCCCGACCATGGCGCATTGTTGGTGGTCGTCGTGGTCTGTTTTGAGCTACCGGTCATAGGCTAACCTCAAATGTGGTGCGCAGTTTCTTCGCGTCGGGGAACAGTTTCGCCCAACCGTCTCGTCCTTCGGCTACGAAGCTGGTCGCGCCGCCTTCTCTCGCCATGTTCGCGATAAATTCCCTTGCTGCAGGCAGCCATTCGTCTACGCCGTCGCCCACGATCCCGAGGCAGCGCATGACGGTTTTCGCCGTCCATTTCTGGAACTGCATGATCAGGATCGCCTTCGGGCCTTCGTCATTGAAGACGACCACGCAGAAGGCTTGCCCAGACCGGCACATCTGCCAAAGCTCGCCCGAGGAGATATCTCCCCCAGTGCGTTCACAGGCTGCTTGCAGGCGTGCGGAGAACAGAGGCCAGATCGCGTCTGTCTCGGCGGCATTCGCTATCCCAATCTTCATCGGCTGAGGGCGTAGTTGGCCATGTTGATCGCCGTAGCGCGCACATTCGCCGCCCCGATGACCTTGATCTTGTCCCCGTCGCGCATACGGATAGGGATGTCAGAAATTGTCACCGTCGTCTTTGTCGCGACAGCACCGACCCAGACCATGAAATCCGTCGCCGTGCTCGCCTGATACCAATAGACGTAGCAGGTGACAGAGCCAGCCGTGTCGTTCGCAAACGAAATAGACGCAGCGGTTGTCGAATCGTCGCTTGCCGTGAACAGGTCCGTGAGAGACGTTCCGGCCAGATTGAGCGAGACCGGTATTGCAACATTGCCGACGTATGTGCCGAGGACAGCCATTACTGTTCCCCACTTCCCAGGCCATGAGCATTGACCGAACTCGCGATCGACCAGACCGCGCCTTCCGCAATGATCAGTCTGAACTTGTGCAAGCGCCCGTCAGACCGGAAAGGAACGACCCCTGCCCGATTGGCAGAGTTGGCGCTCGACCATGTGGTGCTGTCGCCGTGATAGGCGCTCGTTCCATCGGCAAGCGTGAACTGGTCGCGAGGCGCGTCCGTGATAACTCGCGCCTCGTTGACGAACGTCCGCGTATTGCTGTCGATCTCCACGTCAGCAGTATCAATCGTTGCCTGCAGGTTCGGGCCGGTGAACCATGCAAGCTTGTTGTCCGTGGTGAACGTCGCGAACGTCGGCCGGCCACCGGTAAACAATCGGCTATCGAAGGGCTCCGTTACATCGTCGATCTGCGAATAGAGCAGAGACAGGCCGTCCCAGGTCACGCCAGGGGTAGCCAGTGCCATCATTTCACCAACCGCAATGTCGGTCGTGCACCAGCGGTCAAGCTGCCAGTCGTAGCCGAGACGGTAGAAATTGCCATTGAGGGCGCGATACTTCCACCATACGATCTTTTCGAACGGATCTGCCGAGCCTTGCACGTCGCCCAGATATGTCGCGTCAACCTGCGACAGGAACCAGCGATCCACACGCTCTGCGCCAATTGGGGACCGGTCAACGCCACCGAAGAAGCCGTCTTCGGAGAGATAGAAGAACCGGCTAGGACCAATGGAGACGATCGAGCGAGGTGCAAGCGTTCCCTGCTTCGGGTTCAACACGGTTCTTGTGAACGTAAAGCCCGACGACGGCGCGAATGGGAAGAACTGCATGGCCGCACGCTGGATGACCGTAAAGCCGCCCTGCTCTGCAAAGCCGCCTTGGACTTCATCGCCTTCCGGCAACTCCTGAAAATCAGCGCCTCTCTGCCCTATGGTCCAGAAGGTGATGTCGTTGTTCCCAGACCAGCGAACCGTCTTCTGGCCGTTGGTGCCTTCCAGATAGCCGAGAACGAGAAAATCACCCGCTACCCATGAATATTTCGCCTTCGGAGGACTGCCGGCGAGGTTTGCAAAATTTCCCGCAGCCTCAATGTCGTAGACCTGAATCGCATCCGTGATGTTGTGCGCAATCAGCTTGTCGCCAAAGCGCGTGAACGTCCAAGCATCCTGCAAAGGCACGTTATAGGGTGCCGAAGGGCCGGAAATATCCGTCCAAGTGTAATCGGTCGTGTTGAGCTTGTAGAGCCGTGTTGCCGTCCCGGCGATGATGACGTAGTTGCCTGCAGCCGTGCGAACGTAGACGCCCCCCCGGCATTCCCCTGGCAATGAGCCGGTGATGACCGACAACCCAGGCATCGGTCCCCAGCCATTGGCGACTGGGAGAGCATTGACGACGTTGGCGCTGCTCGTGCCTTCGAACGGGCTCTTGTCTGGCTCAAAATTCGGCAGCGGGATGATCATACAGACGAATCCGTGAAGCTGCTGTAGCGATAGCGGCCAATGGTCCCGAGGCCAGGATCAACGGTGAGCTGCGAGCGTTTCCTGCGGGCGTTGTCGCTGGCGACTTCTGCTGTGAACTCGTCGAGCATCTGCTTCCACAGCGTTACCGACTGATCCTTGACGTAGGCGCAGCCCCAGACGATCGAGGCTGCCAGATACAGATCCGGGTGGTTGGTCAGGAATTCATTGGTTGGTGCCAGATCCGACAGGGCAAAGCGGCCGAGATAGACGAACCGGAGCGGATAGGCAGAAAGCATGGGGCGATCGAACGTGATCGTGTCGCCTTCAATGGCCCAAATCGTCGGCCGGCCTTGGATCGCGGTCGTGGAATAGGTGCCGAGCGCACGAGGAACCACGAAATATTCGGACTCTCCCTCTGTCACGTAGAGGTTTTGCGGCTCCTGAACGGACAGGGCCGAGATATCGACCGTCTGAGCGCCTTGCACACCGGTCAGCAGCGCCGTCGTGCCGACAGGGCCAAGAAGGCGGTTCATGCGCGCCTCTGCAAGCGTGATGAAGTCAGCAGCGTTGCCCGTCAGGTCTGAGCGCGCCATCCAGTCGGTGATTGCCGCCTTCAGCTCGCTGTAGTTAGATATGCTCATTCGAGCCTCCAGGCTGGCGCAGCAGGAATTCGTGGTAGTTCCCGCGATAGGCGGTATCGCCTTGGTGATGATCGATGTTCAGGTCTGGAACGAGCCAGATTTCGCCGCCGATCGACACCCAGTTGCGGCAGAAGGCGTAGTCTTCGCCATACCAAAGCCCGTCATGGGCTCCATGGTTGAACAGGTCGACCGCTTCGAAGCCGTCGCGATCCTTGAACACGAGATGCGGGAAAGATTGCTTGAACCTATCGACCGCAGCGCGGGTAATCTTCAGGAAGCCAGCCGGGACGCGATCCGCCTTGATGCATCCGTCTTCACGGACGATCGGGCGGTGATCCTCTACGTCTACCAGCGCTCCCATGTATTCTTCTTCCGCTTTCTTGAAGCGGTACGTTCCGGCAACAACGTCGCCTTCTGCCTCGACCAGCGTCACGAGATCTTCAGGGCGGAATGAAACGTCGTGGTCGAGGAAGACGATTGCGTCTGTGTCCGCATCGAACGCCTTGCGCAGAAGGGTTGCGCGGGCGCTGCTGATGTAAGGACAGCCAATCTCAGCGACTAGGCTGTGTGCGATCCCGGCACGATCAAGCGCCGGGACTGCTTCTTCGATTGCCTTCAGAAGGGCGTCATGGGGTCGCGTTAGGGTCGGGACCCCGATGACTACCTTCATGATTATGCACTTCCCTTCCACAGGCCGAGCGCCGTCATGGTCGCCATGATTTCCTGAATGGCGGCAGCCATGTTCGCCGTGAGCGACGTGGTTGCAGCAATCAGGCTGGATGCCTGCGCAGAGGATGCCCGCTGAACAACGGGGGTAGTGCCATAGAAACCGATTTTGTCGGTCGTGGTATTGCGGCCAAGGTTCGTTCCATCAGGGGAACCGGCGCCGAGGAATTCAACTGCCATGTCCATGCTCCTTTCTTAGAGCCTCATCAGTTGAAGTGGAGACGGGTCGCCAACTGCGGGCGAAGGGTCTTGTAGCCGTAGAGGACATCGATACGGCAAGGGAGGTTGTCGTTGTTGATGTCGTACTGGCGGACGATACGCAGGGAGATGCCGTCCTGAACTTCGCGGCGAGCGAAATCGACGCCATTCGGCATGACGAGATCGGCCGTTGCGAAGGTGAAGGCGTCTTCCTGGTAAAGCAGCGACGTGCTGTCGAAGCCCGACGCAGTGCCGGCGAAGACCATGGCCTTGCCCGAACCAGCCGAGTTGATGACGACGTTCTGCTTGGCGCCAGAGGTGATCGGGGTCGGGGACACAGTGATGTTGCCAGCACCGCCAGCGTTTGCCGCCGTTACGACGAACTGCTGGAGAACGCCGGTATCAACCTTCGTTTCCGGATGGACCGAGTTGACGCCGACGATAGTGAACACGTCACCCTTGACCATCGCGCCCGTGCCGCCAGTAACGGCAACGGTAGCCGAACCGGAGGTGATGCCCGTCGATGTGTTGACAACGTAGTTGGCATCTTCTGCGCCGCGGGTGTTACCGGGCCAGAGGGTGTTTTCCACGAAGTCAAAGCCGGCAGCGCGGCCCATGTAGCCCTCACGGTACTGCTTGGACAACTGAGCCTGATCGTTGAACAGGGTCTTGGTGTCCTTGATGAGGTCTGCCATGTCCTGAGAGTTCAGGTTTGCAGTGCGGCTCGGCAGGGGCGCCAGGGCGTTGTTCATCAGAACGCGGCCGGACAGGATGTTGTTGTACACGATGGCGGAACCAGAGGTCCAAATCGCGTTGTAGACATCCTTGTACATGCTCATGGCATCGGCCTCGATGTTGGCAGCGAGAACCGCCATTGCAGGATCGAGGATGCGCTTGGAGAAGTCGTCGAGCGAAAGCGTGAGTTCCGCAGACGAGAAGTTGACGTCGACACCCTTCTGGGTGGCGACCTGCAGCGAGACGCTATCTTCTGCAACGTCCTGAGTGGAGATCGTCTTGCCGGTACGAACCGTGTACTGGTTCGGAAGGCGGATCTTCAGGGTGTCACCGATCTTGGCGCCGGACTTGGCGAAGCTGTCGTCGTACTGACGGTTGATAGAACCGACGAAGTTCAGCTTCTGATGAAGGATGCGGAGCGCTTCACGCGTCACCGCGGTAGGGGTCAATATAGAATTCGACACTTGCGTTTCCTTTGCAAAGTGTGCTACTTCCTAACACCAAGCGTAGTTACCAAAGGAGATTGGTTTGCGAACTGTTATCATCCACGATGGGATCAGCTACCGAGTTTACGACCACATCTATGCAGCGTCGGCTTGCGGTCGCTTTCTCAAGATAAAGACCTTGAGCCCATGCGATCCTCTGCCTAGGCAAGACGGATATTTATCCCTAGGTCGCCAAAGATTGGCTCACCGCGTGGTCGCCTCCTGCTGGGTGGACCAGCCAGAGGATGCACGCCATGTCCACCATATAAACGGCGACAAAACCGACAATCGGGCAGAAAACCTGGAGTGGGTTTCTCCAAAGACGCACATGGCTGAGCGTCATGAAGGTATTTCTCGCGGCCATGTGATGTCGGAAGAGGGGAAGCGACGGCTTAGAGAGCTACGCCTTGGGTCAAAGCTGCCGGAGGAGACCAAGCAAAAGCAGCGCGAAGCGTCGCTCAGGCTCGGCTCTAAGCCGCCACCTCGTCCCTTTGGATACAAGTGCTCTGATGAAGCCATTGGAAAGATGCGCCAAAACAGCCCAAATGCTCGCGGCTGCATAATTGATGGCGTCATCTACCGGTCGTTCTCGGAAGCTGGCAGGGCGCTGAATGAAAAGCCGCACACCCTGCGGAAACGTTGCCTTTCTATCTCGTTTGGTAACTACGCGTTGATGGAGGAATAGCGGTTTCGGGATCAGCCCTTTTTCGCCAGTTGCGCTTGGCGGCGCTTCAGCCACTCATCACCGGAAAGACGGTCATCGAGTCCCGAGGGAGGCGGGTTTGCTCGCGTAGTAACCTTCGTGAGGGGTTGGGCTGCCGGGGCGCTGGGCTTGGGGGCGGCTGTTTGCTTCTGGAGGGCAATGTGGCCGAGATGGGCAAGATAGAGGGTCTTGTAGACCTGCGGTGAATAGGCACCGCGCAGGGAATCGACTGTGAAGCCGAGATCCTTGATCGCAAATTCCGTGATCTTGTTATCCAGTTCGGGCGACCAGCCCTTGAGTTCCTTCTCCGCAAACGCTCTTGTTTCCCGTAGGCGCTTGTCAGTTTCCTGGGCGGCCTTTTCGGACAATTCGTTCTGCGTCTTGTCGAGGTATTGAGCGACCTGACCGCGCTGTTGCTGGAGCTGCTGGAACTGACGCCAGTGCGACATAGCCGCCATGGGGTCTTCGTTCTCAAGAGATTGCCAGTTGACGTTCTCGTACTGCTTAAGCTGCGAATCGATGTGATGCGCGACTGCTCGAGCCTCGATGACCTCCTGCGAGGTCTGGTATGCCGCTTGGGCCTCGGCCATTTTGGCTTCGACCGTCTTGCGCTGTTCCGCGACTTCCTGGGTCTTGCGGGTATAGTCTGCAGTCCGGAGGAGAGCGTCTTTCAGCTCCGGAGGCAGCTTGTAGGCCTTTCCTTCGTATTCAACGTCGGCAAGCTCTGGTTCCGGCTGTTCGCCTTCCCCTTCACCCTCTTCGCCGTCTACGACCTCGTTGTCATTCTCCAGTTCGGTCTGTTCGACTTCGCCGGCATTCGCTGCATTCTGCTGCTGCTCTCCGCCTGCAGGCATAGCCTGTGCATCGGCAACAGCCGTTAAAGCCTCTTGCATTGAGGTCCACTCCGTTTCGGGTTGGTGGGAGGAAAGAGCGCCGCTTACCCTTGGCGCGCGGGTTGAGGTGCAGGACGGTCGAGCGATGCGAGCTGACCGGCTGCGGAAACTGCTGTCTTGGCTTGATCGTTCTGGATGTCGCCTACGACCTTCATGCGGTTCGTTTCGGCGTTGAACTGATCAATGGACTTGTCGGCCTCGAGAGCTTGAACCTTCTGCGTAAGCTCCTGAATGGCCTGCTGCCCCTGCTGGATCATCTGCTGGACTTCAGGCGGAATGCCCTTGTTCTGCAGTGCTGGGTTGATCGACTTCAGGCGCTCGGCAATCTCGTCGGCTCCAGGCCAATCGAGGTTTTGCGCCAGAAGGTCGCCAATGACAGGAGCGGCAGCCGGGAAGGCACGCACGAACTCTGTCATCTGCATGGCTGCTTCTTCGCGGCGTGTCGTGAAGCTCGGGCCGGTCGTCACCGTCAGATCATACTTGCCGACCGTGAGGTCATGCATCGCCATGATAGCTTCGCCGTACTCGTCCACCTGCGGCTTGCCGTCGTTGCCGACAACAGGCTGCGGTTGCCCGCTATTGACCTGCACAGAGCGAGGAGAGCCATCCTCACCGAGGACACGGATAACGCGCTCGTCGCTGTAGACCTTGGGGATGAGGTCAATCAGGATGCGGCCGGTATGACGGATCGCGCGGGCAAGGTTGTCGATGAAGTGGAACGTTGCCACGTCCCCTTCCCGCTGGCGGGCCATGATGGCCTTGCCCGATGTCTCGTTCGACCGAGCTCCAAGGGAAGCGTCATAAATGCCGATGATGGCCTTCATGTCGTCGGAGGCGTTCAGTGCCTCTTGCAGGGCTCCTGCAGCCGGACCAACGTCGAGAGGCTGGCGAATAGGCTGCTCAGTATCGAACTCAAGGAACGAATGACTGGTCGTATTCGCCGTTGCCCACCGATCCACATCGCTGTCGAACGTTCCCTTGCGGCCAATCCACGGCACACGAGGCGCGAGAGCCACAAGCTCGGTCGAGGTCGTGCGCCAGTAGTTGAACATGCGCTGCGCATCTTTGGCGCTGTGGATCAGGCTCTGGAAATAGCGCTTGCCTTCCACAACGATCTCATCGCCGTAAACCGGTATGATCGGGATGTAACAACCAGGCCAATCGTTCTTCTCCAGCACATCGGCGCCGCTCATGATGATCTGCGTCACTTTGTGCGAGCGCGTCTTGCGCGTGCCGACTACCTGAAGCGTTCCAGCCTCGATCAGGGCTTGCAGGTCCATGTCCTGCGCCAGATCCTCGGCAGAATAGACATGGCCATTCGAAAGCTTGACGATCTCCTTCTCGATCGGCTCGCGCTTCCACCATTCGGCAACCATGACGGTTTCGTCTTCGATCCAGACGCCGGCATTGGCCCATGCATCGCTTTCGAAGTCGGTATCGACAGCATCACCGTCCGCGTTCTTCTTGCTGCCGTACTTGGCCTTGAACTCAGCCTTGCGCATCGGCTCGACGACAAACGCCACATTCCAATCCGAGGAATCGGCGCACATGCTGTCAGGGTCGCCATAGACCGAGAACTGGTTAGCCACACGTTCAATGGACAGATCCATCTCGAACGTGTCTTCGTAGGCGTAATCCATGCCGACGCGCCAATAGCCGAAGCCACCCGAGACGCTGGCTTCAATCGCTGTGTCGTAGGCCACATCGGCGTTGGACGTGTATTCGATGTTCCGTATCAGCCCGTTGATGACTTCCGCCGTCTTCGGGTCTGCATTGCTATCGACAGGGTGAACCTTGATCGATGGCTTGTTCTGGCGGCTGTCGTTGACGACCTGACGGATGAACGCAGGCATCTTGTTGATCGTCAGGCATGGGCGCTGCTCATTGCGGCGCTGCTGCTCAATCGTGCGAGGCCACTGCTCACCGAGGCGAGAGAACCGGATGTCATCAAGCGCGGCTTGGCGGTTGTCGGACTCTGCGTCCTGGCAACGCTCGAACGCAGTGCGGCCTTGGGCGAGAAGATCGTCTTTGTCGGCGCTCTTGTTTTCGTCAGCCATTCACATTCACCGATGAATATTTGCGCCGAACCTTGCCGATGTGGGATGGCTCCATGCCGAACCGTCTCCCGAGGGCGATAAGGCTGTCGCGAGAAGTGATTATCTCGTGGATCTCTTTTTCGAAGAGACGTTGGCGATATATACCGCCACCAACGAGCGTGCCGTGCGCTTTCGCATCGGCCATGTTGGTCTTGGCATCAGCCCAATAGAGGTGCGATGGGTTCACGCAGAGCTTGTTGCCGCAACGATGAGCTGCTTGCATTCCAGTCTCGGGCTCACCGTGAGCGAGGGAGCAGACATATCGATGGGCGTCGAGGTTCTTTTTATTTGTCCGAGAGCCAAGGCTGATGGAGTGAGCGCCATACCCGCTGCTTTTGCGAACGGCGAACGGCCACACTATGCAATCATCTGAGGCAGATGAGAGAGCATCAGCGATAAACTGCTCACGCCGATTGATAGCCATGCAATAGCCCCCATCCATCCGCCAGCACCTGCGTGCCTCGGGTCTTTCTTTCGTGGTGCATGCGGTTCTTCGTAGACGACACAGCCAAGCCCGAAGGAGTCGGCGCCGTGTGATGCCCAATCGTGTTCTGGGCCAAGCCCAATGCCGCGAGCGTCGTCTTTCTTCTCGTGATACCAGCCGAGAGCACCGCGACCGCCTTCGGTCGTTGCCTCGTTGAACCACATATTCGGGAACAGCCGTCTTGCTGCCTCGATGCGGGCTGATGCCGCGCCCTTCCCCTGATTGGGAACGACCGTCACCCGATAGCCAGCCTCACGAAGCGCGCTTTCGTAGGAAACGTCGTAGACCTTGTCGTTGGTCGAGCCATCGTGCGGCAGCCAGAATTGCGCCCTGTCCGGCGTGTAGCCTTTTGACCTGCACCAGTTGAGATGCGATGCCAGCGGCTGTCCAACCGCCTCGTAGTAATCGAGCCACCGGATCTCCTTGCCGATGAATTGGCATGCCCAGATCGTGAATGCGTCAGCTCGTGCGCCAGTGCCGCCGATATCGCAGACGAGCCGGATGGTCATGAGCGGGTCAGCGGCTACGCGACCGATGCGGCCCTCTGCCTTGGCTATCTGAAGCGCTTGAGCGTAATAGGCGCCACTCAAGACCGTTGCGTATCCGCCTTCCCATATGTGGTCGTATTGATCAGGCGTGTTTGAGAGGCAGTCCAGACGCTCTTGCTCAAGAACCTTCGGGAACCACGGATTGTCCGACCAGTTCGCCCGAACGACAGCAGCGCCAGTTGGAAGGCCATCGCCTCGGAGCATGACATCGACTGCATCCATGCGGCGTAGTGGGTTCCATGACCACCACATTTCCGACGCGAGGCCGAGGCGCTTGCTCTCCCAACGCATTGTCGGGCGGATCAGGCCAACCGATCGAGTACTGATACCGTGCGCTTCTTCGCCCCAGAACCGGTGAAAGCCTTCGAACGACTTGATTGAATCCGTCGTGTGATCTTGAAGGCCTTGGAAGATAATCACGCCGTCTCCTGGCGTTTCGATCTTGTCCATGAAGACCTTGAAGCCTTCAGCTTCACCGAGGCCGAACTTGTTCAGCTTGCTCTCGATGAGGAACTTGGCCGAGTCCTTCAGGCTCTTTTGGATCTCGCGGCCACAAATGGCACGCATCCCTTCGTTCGCATCGCCTGGGAAGCGCAAGGCATCCTCAACCAACAGCTCAGCGAAGAAGTGAGACTTTCCCGATCCTCGACCGCCCCATGCCCCTTTGTCGCGGGCCGGTTCTAGCAGAGGCTCGAAAACCTCAGCCGTCTGTATCGCGAGTGCCCGCA